TACATAAATCAAAAGAGGGATTTGGATTTATCATAGGCTCCTTGGGATTCGCCAAGGGGCCGAAATTATACTGTCCATCGGCATCACCTCCTTCTTCATAATCATCACTAATGAACCACTTCTGACCCACTCTGAAAATGGCACGACCAAAATCTATAATTCTGAAAATCTTGCCATAGGTCGGCACACGAAAGATAGTGCCATCACGAGATTTGTAGAATAACCAAGATTCATCAGTCTCTGCCCATACAATATTGTTCGTGTGTAAATCATTGTGTGTAAAGCCCAAAACACCTTGCGCAGCACATAAGGCGGCGATAATCTGAAAGGTCCAAGCTGTCCAACGCGCTTCTCCCTTATCTCCAACGCTTTCCAGTAAATCATCCAGAACTCCCTCCATCTTTTCTTGGAAAATTAACATAGTTGGATAATTCTCAAACTCAGCATAGACTGAATATTCTTCTGAATCCTCTGAATCAGAATACTCGGAATCATCGGATCCAGATTCTGAAGAACCACTTTCAAATGAATGTACACTCTTTAATTCATCCAAGGTAACCTCTGCACCTTTGCCAGAATAAATAGAAATATGCGTGTTCTTAGAACTGCTACTGCTTCTCTCACTACTGGATGATGGAGTTCTATATGAAAATGGTGTGGAACGCAAGGAACTTTCTGGAGTTTCAAAGAGAGGGCGGTCATCAGATGAAATTGTATCATCATCGCAATCAATATAGAGTTTGAACTTTCCCTCCCTACGGCGTTGCCAGAAATCTTTGTATTTTCTGTAACTATCGTATTCTTCCGTGATATTGTATCTGTATTTGTTTGCAACTCCCTTGAATCCCCCGTAAAATAAGCAGAAATGAGGAGAAATCTTCCTCTGTCTTAGTTGCCCTAGTAAATAATTAGCAAGCGTGTCTACATATGCTTGATTCACAGGATTATTGAGCTTGGCGTTCCGCCTTCGGCTACCCTTTTCTGGATGCTCATAGAAATCTTGTATCGTGCGAATTGGATCCAGAAGATGAGAAATCTTACAGTAGCAACTGATTTTCTTCCTCCCAATCGTCTCAATGACACACTCATCACTCGCATCAAAGCGAAGCACCCTACCGAACAAGTCATCAGAATTTAACTGACCTTCAGAATCTGGCTTAGTTTCTAAGAATGTCCCTAGGATTGGTGTAAGAGATGTTATCTGAGAAAATCCTGGAATGAGAGGGGCCTTTGAATACTTTCGCCAGATGGGAAGAGCCACAGGGATTGGTTGGGTTAAACAAGAATCCATTCTAAATCTTCTTCGGGGTTTGGATAATGCCTTGAGACGCAGGGGGTTTTGTTATTTCATAATACTCTGCGATTTCTCTTAATAATAATGAACTCCCCCATTACAAGAATGTCAGATAACGGTGCTGCCTTGAATGTAGGTATCCGGAAGTTTGACATGAAAATGATTCCACAAGATGCCGTGTGTGTTTTCATTGGTCGCCGTCGTACTGGTAAATCCACACTTGTGCGTGACCTCCTTTTTCACCATCAGTCTATGCCTTTAGGAACCGTTATATCTGGAACAGAGGAGTCCAATCAGTTTTACAAGAAGCTGATTCCCCCACTTTTCATCCACGGCGACTATAGCCCAGTAATTATTGCAAATTTCTGTAAGCGCCAGAAGCTTATTATGGCGAAGGTCCAGAAGGAGATTGAGGCTTACGGCGGTGAGGGTCGCACGGATCCTCGCAGTTTCTTGATTATGGACGATTGTTTATATGATGACAGTTGGCTACACGATAGAAATATCCGGTATCTTTTCTTGAACGGTCGTTGGCTAAAGGTGTTCTTCTTGATTACTATGCAGTATCCTCTCGGTATTCCGCCAATGTTGAGAACAAATGTTGATTACTGTTTCATCTTGAGAGAGCCATATGTGACAAACAGAAAGCGCATCTTTGAGAATTTCGGCAGTGCTTTCCCTAGTTTTGAGTTCTTCTGTCAGGTTATGGACCAGTGTACCCAAAACTATGAATGTATTGTCATGAACAACAATTCACAGAGTAACAAGTTGGAGGATACCGTGTTTTGGTATAAGGCAGATATGCACGGCGAATTCCGCATTGGAGCCCAGGAGTTCTGGAATCACGCTGCGAATAATACCAAGGACAAGGATGGGGATGATAATAATGAATATGATGCGACGGCTGCTAAACGCTTGAAGGGGCCGATGATTCAAGTTCGTAAATATCCTATGAACTAAAGTAAAGCCTTGATGCTTCACATCATTCCCGAAAATATATAATTTAAGAACCATATTCTTAAATTATATATTTGACGGTAATAGAAATGGTTCCGGTGAATCTAAAAGACATAGGTTATGCTCTAGGGCTCATATTTTTCTTAGGTCTTCTGCTCCTCCTCATAACACCCTATGTGTCAGAGGGATTTGAGGGAGGCCCACCTATATGTGATGTTGACACTCCTTGCCCTGGGCAGTTGAAGTGTATAAATGGTTTCTGCGCTAAGACGGACCGTGTGCTTATTGAGGAAAAACAACCAGTTGATATGTTGGCCCCTGGAGAACCAGCACCATATTTTTAACACAGTATGTTAGAGGGATGAAGAGATTTGGACTAAAGGCTGTAACCTGGTATGCTATTATCGGATTACTCGTTGCGGTTGCTCTTCTACCAATTCTAAAGGCGTCGGCCCCAGAGTATTTTCCCACAATGGATGGTTTCCGTGATGTAGACTGTAAGGGAGTTTCATGTGGAGAGGGTGAGTTCTGCCAGAACAACAAGTGTAATAAGGTTGCGACTCGTTATGCGGGTGCAGTTCCTGAAGGTAATGAGTAAGAATGCGTTTAACAAATTAATCAATGATTTATGAAATCATCGCTTAGATTGTACTATTATTGCGCTTACTGTTGCTCCATCTTGCGCTGGATTGCGAGATCGGCAGGACCTGAGAACATTGCATCATATGCGCCTCCCATAGATGCTGAGACTGCGACATCTGCATCTGTAGCTGCCGTGCTTAGACTCTCATCCCCAGCATCCTTTGTGCGGGCAGTTCCAATGCGCTTGGCCTTCTGCTCCGTGTAAAAGCTGTCACGAGCATCCTCATTCTCACGATACTTCTTCATGAGAGTGTTGAGCTGGTCATTCGCATACTCCTGCTCGCCGACCTTGCTGGCATCAGGCTCCCACGCCATCCACTTACCAACAGAACCCATATAGATGTTGAAATTGGGATCAGAGCGCTGGAGCTTCTTTGCACGAGCAGTTGCCTCTACATCTGAACCAAAAACACCCCGGACCTTGATTCCACGAATTGTCGTTGCGAAGTTATTCTTTGCATGGAACTCGTCCTCAAGTGCGGTAGAATTCTTAAACATGAAGTCCTCAAACTCCGTCTTTAGCTTCTGCTCATTTAGCTCACGAAGGTTCTTTCGGCAGTGGCCCTGGAACTCCTCCACGAACTTGTCAACACGGAGGAAGGAATCACGAATCTCTCCTGCAAAGGCACCGCTGAGATCCTGTAACTTACCGGCAATTCCCTCAAGGCGGGTATTCACCGCCTGGAGCTGCTCGGCCATCCACGCCTCAAGCTTTGATGTCTTCCACTGGAGCTCGTAGTCGGCCAAAAATCGCTGAAAGAAGAAAATATCCTTGCTCGCAAGAATCTTCTCAGGGCTCAGAAAACTGAGTAGAACAATCTTCTGGCTTGAAATCTCAGGATCCTCTGATAAGAAATCTTCCTCTTGTGGCTTACTCATTTCTAATTCTGAATTACCTAGGAACTTTAAACTGAAGAATAATCCGCACGCCAGTAAAAAATCTATAGAACGAATATAGATAAGATGGACATGAACGATCTTCTAACCCGTGTAATCAAGTATGTTGTTGAGGGTGTTGCCGTTGCTCTTGCCCTTGTGTTTATACCCCGGAAGTCACTCCCCATGGATGAGATCCTAACAGTCACGATTGCGGCTGCGGCGGTCTTCGCTGTCCTTGACATCTTCTCACCATCAATCGGCGTGACGGCGCGCCAGGGTGCGGGCTTCGGCATTGGCGCGAACCTCGTCGGCTTCCCAATGGCTCGTTAAACGGTCCCTAAGGACAAGAGAGCCTGCTAAGCGGGCAAAAGATTCTCCAAGTAATGCTTTCTGCACATCGGTAGATATTTGTCGGCCCCGCCAACATATATCTGCTGCTTCTTATAAGTCGGATCGGCAACAAGTGCCGTGAAATGCCCTTCCGTTCCGTTAGAACACCTTTTACACAATGCCGCAAGTTTCGTCACAGAGTCAGCCAAAGGAATAAGCTGTAGAATCTCTCCAAAAGGTTTCCTGTCAGAATCGCCATCTAGGCCAACCACAATTACATCCTTCTTGTATACTTCAACCATCAACTTAACAACATCATACAAGCCATTAAAGAACTGCGCCTCTTCAATAATAATTAGATCACATTGTTGAAAGGATCCAAATTTTAGAATTTCCTCTAGTTCATTTACGCCTAAACCAGTGGCAGTCACACCTTCCTGATCATGCGTCTTTATAGATGTGCCACTTACATCGTAACGAGTATCCAAGACACTCGTTACGATTAATACATTGCGGCCGATTACCTTTGCTCGGCGAATTCTTTGAAGAATTGCCGACGACTTTCCTGCGAACATGGGGCCGATAATGAGTTCTAGATGCATTGGGACCTTTTTATATATTAAATGAATTAGTCAATTTTTACTAATACACCATTCAAGAAATAAGTGTAGGTTGGGCGAAAGCCGTCTGCCGATTTCTTGAATATGTCTAACCTGACATTAGGATGTTTCTTTGATTTCGCAATTGCCTCTTCTTCAGAAAGATAAATAACAAGATCTTCCCATTCTGCGCCATCCACTGTGAATACATATACGAACTCCATACTATTATAATTATTACCTTTATGTTTAAGCATATAACACAATTCCTCACAATGGAATCAGTTGTTAATTACCTAGATGATACTGAAAAGAAAATCGTAAAAGAGGTTGCTGAATTATTTAGTAAAATGAGAGAACAAAGTGATCGTTCTTCTTTACAGGGAATTGAAGATATGTATAGTTCAACGCCTGTTGAAGGTATTATATACGAGCCGTATGTTAAAATTCCAATGAGCTTAGGGCCTAGAAAAGGACATTATTACTCAACTGACTTTATTCTTCCAAAGGATGAATATGTTGTATTTATAAACGAAAGTACTCATCAATGGCAGCGCGGCCAGTCTTGGGATGCTCCTACATATAATTGTATTGCTTTAACAAGCCATGGAAGATGTTTTCTGACAAAACAAGTTAGTGAATCTAGAACTTTTCCTACGAATTGTTTTATGGAATATAGTACATATACACCAGAAAGTATAATAAAATTGGACCCAATTCCATATAAAATTCCAAAACAAATCTTTAAAACATTCTTATTAGCATTTAAATTAGGTAATATTAATATAACTTCATTACACCCTGGAATACGAGAACCTATTAATCAAATGGTAATACAAAGTTTATCTGATACCACTAACACTTTACAAGAACTAAATAAGGAATTCTATCTATTTGCTGGAAAATGGAAACCACATATGACAGCCCATGCAACACTTGATGTGGATACAATGCGTCAAACCATTATTGATAATACGCATTCTATTGAAGAACTAAAAGGAAAAGGAGAGAGCCTTGAACAGCAAAACAAACGTCTACAGGCAGAATTAAA